CTGCTCAATTTGCCTTGTTTGTTTTGTATCTTCATCTCGAATATTATTAAGCTCATATACTGAGCAAGTTCCAGTGTACAAACTTTCTATATGTTTTCTTGCAGAATTAAAAACACTCATTCTTACCACCTTAACTTTCTAAATGCGATAAGTTCGGCATCTCTATTGCAGAGCCTATCTAATAAAGTAATATATCTTGAAGCTGCACTTGTATTATTATCATAAGTGTAACCTACACTTGTGTCCCCTTCGGATATATTACTTATTCTTCCTGCGTTAAAGTCAATGTTATCACAAACATTTTCACCAACACTAGACTTAGTTCTTAATAGTGTACCTGCCGCAATATCAACAGCAACAAAATAAAGTTCGGGTGGTATAACAGTAATATTACAAAAATTCTTTATATACTGCTCTGCTCCATTTATCGCAAATTGAATAAGCACTAAATCACTATCATTAACATTATAGCCTAATGATTTAAGTTTCTCAGTTACATCACATTCTTTAATCACATAATCACCCTAACTTATGCTTAAAAGCAACAATTCTAATCTGCTTAGGTTCATATACTCTTTCCCAGTTTTGAGCATTAGCAAGCTCTGTTCTAGTAGGTGTTTCAACATTAGCTCTAACTGCGTTAGTCCACTTAATACCACGTGGATGTAAGATAAACGCACTTCTATTAATAAGATAATCAACACCAGAGCCTTTCTTCTTGTCTCTGTCAATTTCTGTTGCTATGTGACCTACTGGGTTACCTTCGCCGTAGGCAATAGCACCGTCACCAAATAAATATGTTGTGTATACACCATCAACAACCGGACAACTATCATCAACAATAACTCGTCTGCCCTGGTATGTATCAAATTCAAGTTCAGATGATGCCTTGACTGTTTCAATCAAATCTAACTTTCTTAAATATGACTTAGTAGCAGAGTGCATAGCAACAGCTGTGAGCTGACTCTGTGCGTCACCAAGAAGCTGACAAGCATCTACAAAAGACTTACCTTCTATAATTGCAGCTGCTGTCTTAGACTTAGAAATATCAAGAATATGGTCTGCAAGAGGTGTAACTGTTTCAGAACTGCCGTTTGTATAAGTACCAAACACACCATTTAAAATTGCAATAAGCTCTTTCTGCTTATCTCTTGCCCAGAAGCCTGCAACCAAATCACCGATAGCCATCATTGGGTCCTTACCGGATAATGCTGCTGAGAGGTCTGTTGCTGCCCACATCTTCGCTCTGCGAATAGTTGTTGATACATCTTTGTTTGATGTAATCTTGTTTGGTGTTAAATCAGCATCTTCAATAATAGGTTCTGATTCACCCTGTAAATCTTCAAAGAAAGGCATGTTGTGAATTGGTGCTGCCTCACTTGCTAACTGATTAAATTCCTGATTATTTGTTACTATACCGCTGTTAAAAAGAGCTGATAACTCCATTGTTCTATTTACAACATATGGGTTAAAAAGCTCTGGTACAATAACATCACTTAATTTTGTAATTGCCATACTCAATTACTCCTTTCCTATTTTAAAAATTAATTTCTACTCCTGCCGCAGTAGCCATTTCTCTTGCTTGTGCAGGATTTTCCTTTAAAAGTTTACCCTGTTCTGTTAAATTGAAAGTTTCTTTTGCAAAAGGATTTACATTACTACCCTGACCTCCAGCCGGCTCATAAATTGGCTGTGTCTGTTTAAATAAATGTGCCATAGACGCATCTTCTTTAAAAGTCTTAACAATCTCAGTAACGCCAACAGGTTCTCCCTTATCATCAAAGCTAAACTTATCAACTCCACCTTGCTTGTAAATAACATAGTCTGGGTCAATTACACCTTCCTTAACTAACAGCTCTTTTACAGCATAAGTTTTCTTAAACTTGTCCGCTTCTGCTTGAAGGTTTGTAATTGTTGTTTTATAGCCTGCTATTTCAGTCTGTAAAGCTTCATTGTCTTTATTGTCTTTCTTTAATGCTGTAATAGTGCTATTCGCAGTTTTTAACTGTGTATCTACATTATTTTTTTCACTTTCTAAAGCGTCATACTTAGCCTTGCTGACATATTCGCCTGTACTTAAATTAGCCAGTTTTACCTGTTTGTCTTTGTTCTCAGAATTATACGCGTCAATAATTCCTTTAAACTCCTCGTACTTTTCACCTAATACTTCCTTCAAAAATAACATATTATTACCTCCTATATCTTGTTTTTATATGTGGTGTCGCCACGGATATATACAGTAGTTTATATCTCCTACTGCAAGAGAATATTAAACCTTTTAAATGTCTTGCTTAGGACGAAAAAAGGAAATAAGCTGTGACACTCATTTCCTTTGCTGACTAAATTATTTATAGTTACATTTATTTAAAGTGGTTTGGTCGCAACCTCCCCACTAGGTTTAGCCCTCAGGCATCGCCGTAATTCCTATCATAAAAATTAGTTATAACTAGCCCAACGGAATCACATCCTTTCATTAAAAGTTAGCAGAGCTAGTAGGAATCGAACCTACACATAAGAGAGTCAAAATCTCTTGCCTTACCATTTGGCTATAGCCCCATAATTATTTAACTTTTTCAGGTAACAAAAAAGGACAGCTTTAAACTGTCCTAATCTGCTTATTTATTGTGTTTTTCTAACTTGCCTGTAAGTTTTATTTGTTTTTATTTTTATCATCTTTAAGATTTTTATGGTCTCCGCAGTATGCGTACACAATCGAAGCGGCAACGGCTGAAAATAAAATTATAGAGCTAATCTCTTTAAGAATGTATAAACAAAATAAAAAAGTCTGCATAATTTTTCTCTCCTTTACATTAAAAAGCACCTAACATTATCTGTTAAGTGCTCTAACATCACTTTAGAAGTCCACAGTTAAATACCTCTTATCGTGCCTTTAATTTCTTTATCTTTAGGACAATAAACTTCAGAAGAATTCCCAAATTTATAATACTTTAATTCAGAACCACAACGAGGGCATATTACTCTTTTTCCTGGGGCTTCAAGTTTTGCAACTACTGCGTTTTTTTCACTATTAGTCATAGCCATAAATTAACAACCTCGCTTTTTTATTATACTTAACTGTCACGCCAGCCTCTTTTGCTCTATCGTAAGCGTCTATCATAAGGCTACGCCTTTCAGCATCACTTAAATTAGGCGCATTTATTGCAGCATCATAACTTGCTTTAAATTCATCTCTCCAGTCATCAATTCTGAATTTTGATGGGTGGTTTTTATAATGCCCATAATATTCGTGTGCCAAAACAGCTCTTTGTGACATTAAATCTCTATTATATGTAGAATTAATGTCTGGCAAAATATCACCTCTAACATTTATAATACCTTGTATATCGCTGAAACCCGTTCTACCGCCTTCATTAAATCTAAGTACCTCAATAGGTATATTTAGCTCAGAAGAGTATTCTTTTATTTCATTAATTTCAGAATCTGTTAAAATATGAGAAGGGCTTGTTCTTAGTCTATTAGACATTCTTCTTTCTGATTTTATTATATCATCATTATTTGCACTTGTAAACTTATCATTACTAACAAATTTTTCCTTCCAATCTGTGTATGACATATCATCAATATAGATAGTCTTACCAGTTTCAGGGTCCCTTGCAGCTCTTTTTCTACCTTGCTTAAGTAGCTCGTCTGTGACTTCCGGTATTGTAGTACCTCGGCAACGCGGATGAAAAGGAGGTGCTGTTATCCCTATTTCAAAGTCATCTCTATTAAAGATTTTACTATCCATATCAGCACACATATCACAAGTTTTACCATCTAGTGTTTCTAATACACTATACTTTTCAACTCCTAATTCATCATAGCTATCCATTTCTGCCCTTGTACATATCTGGGCTGTTTCAGTACGAATAAGAGTATTGCAAGCTGATTGGGCTACATTGCTTTCATAACTTAATTGTCTTGCAAGCTTTTTAGGGTCTGTACCTCTAACGCACCAATCTGTTAAAGCTTGTTGAAGTTTATTTGTCAATTTAGGTCTGTAAGTACCCCATATTCTTTCAGAGAAGTTTGTACCGTCAATAGCCCAAGGCTTTTCAAGTATCAATTTAAGTCTGCGTTCATCTACTTGTGCAAAACTAAATCCCACACCAATACCTTTTTGTACTTCAAATGCCGTTCTATAATAAACATCTTTATACACATTTGATAGCGTTTGTGTGACATTTTCTGTAATATCGGCAAATGCTTTATCACAAAATAACATCATTTGCATTTTAATAGCATCAAGTCTAGTGATGTGATATTTTGCACTTGCGTTTTCAAGTTCTTTGTCCCAGTTTCCCAAGTAGCTGTTAGCATAGCCTTTTCTTATGTATTCTTCAACATCCCATCCAAGTTCTTTTAGCTCTTTATTTGTAATAGCTTTTTTGGCTTCAGCTAAAGTCATATTGTTATTATCAGCAAAACGCTTTAACCAGTATGTAATGTCTTTATCAATTTGAATGATTGCATCATCTATTAATTTCATAGATTCGGCTACGCACTTTTGGGCTTCTGCATTGGACCTTTCTTCTAAAGCTTTAAATCTTTTAGCCCAATATTCATTATTCTTCATCATTCTTCCTCTCTAGTTTTTGGAAAACCGTAATCGCCTACTTTTTCATTAGTTTCTTTTTTTAATTCAGCAATTTCCTTTTCGGCATCGTCAACCCAAGGATGATTTTGAAGAACGGTCTTCTGTGAAATAATGCCTGTACTTTTTGATGCAATATCTGCAAGTTCAGTATCATTCGTGATGCTATTTCTTGTCCATACTTGGTTAATTTCATTACACTGTATATTTGCGTGTCTGCAAATAGCTCTTACAAGCTCTGCAAACCCTAATCTAAATTCTGTTTCAGTAAGTCCACTTTTAAGCTCTAACAAAGAATATAAATACTTTAAAGCTACGCCACTTGCGTTGCCAAAATTTGATGGTTCAGGGTCTACTGCCTGTCCCTGTTCAAATATTGCCTTACGGGATATACTCAACAATTCTTTTCTTGCTTCAACCGGTATGTCTATAGTAAGTGTTTTTAAATCACCTTTACCATCAATATTTTCGTCTAGCTTAATGGTTTTGTATTTCTTTAAATTACCGAGAAACTCACTTAAACTTTCACCTGCATAGCCGCTTAGAATAAATATAATTTCCTGAATATCTTCTAAGTCATTGATAAATCCTGAATACACTTTGTCATAAGTATCAATATGTCCCTTTATAGGCTCTAAATCACTTGTGTGGTTGTCGTTGTTGGCAAAACTTATGAAAGGAACTTGACCAAAATTATGATTAAGTACATTTGTATATGCTCTTGGAATATCAAAACCAATAGGGTATCTTGCAAGCTCCATAAGTCTATCAAATCCTTCATTTACATATCGTTTATATGTTGCACACTCAGTTTCAGTCCATATCTCGTAAACCATATAATGTCTGCCGGTTTCCTCTTCTAATTCCATATACACTCTTAAAACACTTATGAGTTTTTTCTCAAGGTCATTGTTATATACTGGAATTATTTCTTTGCTGTCTATAACTGCCCATCTAAATCTATTTTTATCATCAATCCAATAATGAATCCAAGCTATGCCGGCATTTGCAGAATTAACACATAGCTTTTTACAGTTTTTTGCATAAGCATCACCTAAGACCGTTTGAATATATTTATTACTAGAGCTATTACCTATATCAATGATGGGCGGATATGTAAACATATAACCTGCTTTTTGATTAACAATCAAGCTATAGAAACTGCTACAAATTCTATTGTCTGCATTTCTTACAGCTTCTGTTTCTGCATCTTTTTTCTTACCAAAAAGAATATCGTTTTTGTTTCTGTAATACCTTTCAGCTATTGTTGCTTTAGAAACAAAATTGCTATGCCCTAAAGTATATTTTTTTATAAGCTCAATAGCTACAGTCAAGTCCATTTTATCACCTCATCATTTTAAGAATTTTATTCCAGTTTTATTTCTCATATAATCGCGAAGAGCGTATCTCACTGCATCTATGCTGTGATTATCTCTGTCAGGGTAATCAGATTTAAAATTATCATTACTATCTTTTTCATATTCATAACCTAGAAACTCTCTAGCTGTATTAGGGCATCTTTCTTGGTCAATTACAATTTCTTCTAAATCTTGTAAAAATTTAATACCATAATTAACGCTATCCGGACCCTTTTTTACACCTTTTATATTTAAGCCTAAAGCTTTAAATTCTGCTATTGTTCTTGGTTCTGCACTATCACCCATTACCAGACAATTATCTTTATTCTGTCGCATAATAGCATCAACAGCTAACCTATTTGACAGTCCAACTTTATGTATTTCAAAGAATATATATAATCTTCTTCTAGTTCTATCAAAATGACATTCTGTATAGTGGAGTGGGTCAACAGCATATCCAAAGTCAACAGCTCTTTTTATATGGTCAAAATTATTTACTTCATCATCTGATATTTTTCTAATTGTAATATTAGTAAATATTTCTCCACCTGTTCCTCTTACCTCACCTAAATACTCGTGAGCATAGGCATCATAATTGACAGTCTTTAAATGCTCGGCTTCAATAAAAAACTGTTCACCAAGCCATTTTTTAGGTACTGTTAAATAACTACTGTGATGTACAATTCTGTCTTTTCTTTCTTCTAAAATTTCATTATTTACCCAATTTCTCTGTGACCTGGGTGGATTATATGAATAAAAAACAACAAAATTTTCGCCACCTCTCATAAGGGACTGATTTATTGTTCTTATTTCTTCCATTCCATTGAATTCATCAACTTCTTCGTACCATATATATTTACAATAACCTGTTTTAAATTTTGTAGATTTAATTTTCTTAGGCTTATCTGCACCTCTAAAAATTATTCTTTGCTTGCCATATACAAGCTCTAACGGACTAAGTTTGACTTGCCAGTATTGTTCAACACCTAATACTTGTATAGCCCATAAAAGCTGTTCAAACACACTATCTTTAAGATATTGTCCTACCTTTCTTATAGCTACTGCATTAGCGTTACTGTCACTCATCATTCCTAACACAATCTCTATACTCGTAAATGATGATTTTGTACTACCTCTGCCACCCTTTAGCCAATAATGCGTATATTTATTAGCTTTAAGACAATTATGAATATTATAAAAGGATGGTGCAATTAAGCTAGATAACCTAGCCATTTGCATCATCCTTTGGTATATCATCTGTTATCACAACTTTAGCATTCCCATCAACTTCAAGCCGTATCTCTTGCCAAGCAATTCAGCAGCCTTCAGTCTTTCTTTTTCATCTGGTGCTTTATTCATTTTTCTTGCATCTGAACAACCATCGCCAGTCCCTTCTATAACAACAATTTCTGATTGAGATTCGCCACGCAAAACAGTTGTAAGATATTCCATGACTTCTTTCGCATCGGCAATTTTTTCTGAACTGATTTTTTCAAGCTGTTTATTGATATATTCTTGAACCTTAGCAATTCTTAGCAATTTAGCAGCACATACCGCAGCAGAACTATCTTTTTTTACATTTGGATAAGCTTTTCTATATGCCCTAGTAGCATTGCAGTCAATTAAATATTCATCACAAAATTTCCTTTGCTTGTCAGTCATTTCATCTTCACCTGCCTTTCATAACATAAAAATAAGACACCCTTTTCTTTAAAGGATGCCTTAACCTAACATTTCATATTATAGTATACTATAATATGAAGGTGGGATTCAAGTGGGTTGCAGTGGGAACTTTTCTTCAAATGCTTGTAAAGCAGATAAGTGAATTTCTTTAATATAGTCATATGAGAATTTCATTTCCTGTGCAGCTTTTCTTAAATTTTTACCGTCAACATATACAATGTTTAAAATATCTTTATGTTTGCTATTATCTAGTTGCTGTATCTGATTAATTATTTTTACCCTTGTTTTGATAAGCGTATTTTTCATTAAATCAAGTATTTTTTCTTCTTCATCAATCTGACTAAATATTTTTGCAAATTTATCTGGTTCAACTGAACTTTGTACTTTTTCTTCTTCATAACTAATACCTGCAATATCTAAAGAATCTTTTAATCTTTGTATGTACTCTTGCTGTTTCTTAACTTTGATATTTTGTTCTTTTATTTGTAATAAATATTCTTTTATTGTCACATTAAACACCTTCTTTTTTTTTTATAGCAAATACCCAAAATGGGAATGTGCTTACAGATTTAAAAGTTCAACATAGTCATAAATCTTGAACCGTCTGAAAGGCTGTAATTTACTAGGTTTTTTAAATAAACGGTTCAAGATGTACGGTTCTATATATATTATAGATATTTTTTAGAGAAACATAAAATTTTAATGATTTTATATTTTAATATATCCTTAACTTAAAAACATCTTGAACCATCTTGAACCGTACCCTTGAAACCCTTATTTTTACTGTATTTTATCGGTTCAAGATGATGTTGAACCTATCTTGAACTAACTTAAATATCTTGAACTTTTGAAGCGTACATATCAGCAGTATGAGTAAACAGTACTGATTGATATTTTCTAATTGCTCTATCAAAACTATCCCAATCATCAGTGACATAAGCACCCATGTGAAACCTGATGTACAACATTTCTTCCTCTGTAAGTGTTATCACTTGTGACAGCATCATCACCGACTTGTCACCATGCCCTGCAAACATAGGTGCAGGATTGTATGTCCACTTTGGATTTTTACTTATCAACAAACTATTTCCAACACCCTGTGCATTTTCGTCTATATAGTCATCCATTTTGCAAACATCGTGAAACATTCCTACAATATATGGTGAGTCAGGTCTTGTCCAAGGTATATTAAATTTATGTGTCATCTCCACTAATACTTGTGCAACCATCATTGAATGTTCAAATAAACCACCAGTATGATTACCATGATATTTGATTGCAGCAGGTTTCATAAAGAACCCACTGTCTATCAACCAATTTAATGTTTTTGAATCAATTATTGACTTTTTATTTATTTGCATAAATTTATTAAACTCAAATACTTGACCTTGCGTAAAAATTTTATTATTCAAATCAAACATTCCATTCACCTGTTTCATTAATTAAATTCCTTCCCTGTTCTCTTATCTTTAAATGTAATTCTTCCTATTACTTCAAATCCAGAAAGGTATGCTAAATCTCTAATAATATGTGCCAATAATCTAATTTTCTTTTCTTGTTCAGATTCTTCTTTAACTAC